GAAGAAAAGATAGGTACACTATCTAATCCTAGTAAGATGCCCTCGTATGCGTGGGGTATACCTATACAATATTGTAAGACAGGTGCTAAACTAGCAGAAATAAAAGGCACTATATGTAACAAATGTTATGCAGGTAAAGGTTGCTATGTGTTTCCTGTTGTCAAAGCTATGTATGAAAAAAGATATCAAGCTATTGAAATGGTAGAGTGGGTAGATTATATGGCAGAACTTATTACACAGAAATATAAAAACAAAAAAGAAAAAGATAGATATCACAGATGGTTTGATTCTGGTGATGTACAATCTTATGCACATCTTATGAAAATATTTGAGGTATGTGAACTTACACCACATATAAGATATTGGTTAGCTACTAGGGAGTATCAGATTATAGATCAGATAAATGTAAAAGATGTACCAAAAAATTTATGCCTACGAGTATCAACTACTAAAGTAGATAGTCCACCCCCTAAGTTTTGGAAGTGGACATCTGGTGTGCATAAAGATAAGAAAGCAATAGGTAGAGAATGTCCTGCTTACAAACAAGATGGTGAGTGTGGTAGTTGTCGTGCCTGTTGGAGTCGTAAAGTTAAACAAGTAAGTTACAAGGAGCATTAATGATAGAGTATAAATTTATAACACAAGGTAAAGCACAAGATATAAAAGCAATGAGTTTAAAAAAAGCCATGCGTTCCTTTCAAACAAAAGCAGGTGACGCAAAGGTAGTGTATGTAGAATGGAAAAGCCGTAAAGGTAATGTTAGTTTTTACACATACAATCTTCCATACAAATTTAGAAAAGAAAGAAAAGGTAGATAATGATTATAAAAGATGTAGTATTAAAACTAGAAGATCATATCAAAAGTATAGGTGGTACGATAGATGAGTCCACAGCTTACATGGATAACTATTGTCACAAGATTACTTTTAAAATAAATGAAAAAGAATATACTGTTGATTTAACAGATTTAGATATAGTAGATACATTTAATGTTTGAATTTAAACACCCAAACTATTATAAAAAAATAAAAAAAGAAAATCGCTTGACAAATCAAGACAACTATGATAAGGGAATAGAAGATGAAAAAATACAAAGTAAGAGTAACAGGACTAGGAATAGAAGCAACAGCGATAATACCATTCGAGGTAGAACCAACAAACGAACAAGTAGAAAATAAATTAGCTGAGTATTTAAATCATAATCTCATGAAGATTGAGAAAGATGATTTCTATGCAACCGATAGGTATTCCATAACATACGAGGAATTACCGATTGAATTATAAACAGCAACTTGCAGTGGTGCAAGGTTTATCTATCCAAGCAGATACACAAACAAGAATGGATTGTCCATTCTGTAATGGTAGAAATACATTCTCTGTAGATACAACAGATAACAAATTAAGTTGGTATTGTTTTCATGCTTCTTGTAGTGCCAAAGGTAAAAAAGAAGGAGAAAAAAATATGCAATATGTAGAACGAGTCTTTCATGGTAATAAAGAATTACACATAGAAGATATTAATTTTAAAATACCAGATAGCTTTCAATCAATATACTCAAATGAAAAAGCTATGCGTTGGTTATCTAATAACAATTGTTGGGAGTCTTGGTCTTGGGGTAGAGCAGATTTTAAATATGATGTGAAACAAGATAGAGTTGTGTTTTTAGTTAAGAACAGGATATCACATAAAATAGTAGGTGCAGTAGGTAGAGCATTAAATAAAAATGATTTTCCTAAATGGTATATGTATGGTAATAAAGATGTACCATTTAAATGTGGTGATTGTGAAGACTCTGTAATTGTAGAGGATTGTCCATCAGCTTGTGCAGTATCTAATATACTTACAGGTATTGCAATCATGGGTACTAAATTAAAAGATATACAGAAGTCACACTTGAAACCATATAAAAATTTATATATATGTTTAGATAGAGATGCTACAACAAAAGCATATGACATGGCAAAAGATTTAAGATCATCTGGATTTGATAATGTAATTGTTAAACCATTAGAAGATGACTTAAAATACTATAACACAGAACAGGTAAGGGAGATATTTTATGATAGAAAAACAAATGATTAGGCTTATGCTTAATAAAAAATTTTACACACAATACAAAGGTATACTATCTCCAACAGTATTTGCAGGAGATATAAGTTCTTTGTATGATACAATACAAAAGGCACACGAAAAATATGAGGAGGATATAAAAGTTGATGAGTTATATTCTTTGCATACTGCTATATTTAATCCTGCATTAACTCGTGCTGCGAAAGAAAAGTTTAGTGAGTTAGTAGAAGATATAAAAGAAGTACAAGAACCCAACAAAGAGATAGCAAAAGATATTATGCGTATCTTATCTGATAGAGATCTTGCACAAAGAATAGCTGTAGAATCTACAGAAATATTTAATGGCAAGGAAGCAAACTTTAATGAGATAACAACCATGATAGAAAAACATAAGCATGGTATTGATGAAGAAAAAGTTCCTGCAGTTACAAAAGATGTTAATGAAGTATTAGATTTATTAAGTCTTACAACTAAATGGAAGTTTAATATACCTAAATTAAACGAATGTGTAGGGGGTATTGGTGGTGGTAATCTTATGATTGCATTTGCTAGACCAGAGACAGGTAAGACAGCTTTTTGGGTTAGTTTGTGTGCAGGACCAAATGGTTTTGCAGAACAAGGTGCAAAGATACATGCATTTATAAATGAAGAGCCTGCTATTCGTACACAAATGAGAGCTATATCCTGTTATACAGGCATGACTAGACAAGAAATAGTAGATGACATACAGACAGCACAATCTTATTGGGGTGATATAAAAAATAATATAAGTATGTTTGATACAGTTGATTGGTCAATAGAAGATATAGATTCACATTGTGAAAAACATGAACCAGATATAATAGTCATAGACCAATTAGACAAAGTAAATGTAACTGGTACATATGCAAGGACAGATGAAAAATTAAGGCAGATATATACAAGCACAAGGGAGATTGCAAAGAGAAGAAACTGTGCTGTTATTGCTATATCTCAAGCATCTGCTGATGCACACAATAGAAATAGTATTTCATTTGACCAAATGGAAAACTCTAAAACTGGTAAAGCAGCTGAAGCTGATTTGATTATAGGTATAGGTAAAAATACTGGTGCAGATCCATCAGATAGAACTAGAACTTTATGTGTGAGTAAAAATAAAATAAATGGTTATCATGGAGAACCTGTGTGTACCATTAGAAAGGAAATAAGTAGGTACGGAGAATGATTACAACAGTAGACGTAGAAACATCGTGGCAAAAAAATGAGAATGGTGGATATGATCCATCACCTTTTCATCCAGATAATATATTAGTTAGTATAGGTATTAACGATGAGTATTATTTTACAAATCACAGTGAAAGAATAGATGAAGGTTGCTATCATAATATACAATCTATATTAGATAAAACAACTTTACTAGTAGGTCACAATATAAAATTTGATTTAATGTGGTTGTTAGAGTCTGGATTTAAATATAATGGTAGAGTATATGATACTATGCTGGGAGAGTATTTACTTAACAGAGGTATAAGAAAAAGTCTAACTTTAGAAATGTCATGCCGTAGAAGAAAGATAGGATCTAAAGATACTAGTGTTAAAGAATGGATGGATAGAGGTGTATCGTTTGAGAACATACCAAAAGATATTGTAGAAGAGTATGGTAAAATAGATGTACAGATAACTAGAAGACTATTTGATTCTCAGATGGCAGACTTTAGATTACCAAAGAACAAAGGTCTATTAATGACAGTTAAAATGATGAATGAGTTTTTAGTTGTGCTATCAGAGATGGAAAGAAATGGTATCAATATAAACTTAGAAGACTTAACTAGTGTTGAAAAAGAATTTAGAGCAGAGTTTGCATATCTAAAACAAAAGATAGATAAGATAGTATACAAACAAATGGGTGATACTAAAATTAATTTATCTAGTCCAGAACAATTATCTTGGTTAATATATTCTATGAAACCAAAAGATAAAAAAGAGTGGGCTAAAATATTTAATGTAGGTATAGATAAAAGCACAGGTAAAAATAAAAGAAGACCAAATTATTCAAGGCAACAGTTTAGAAATTTAGTTTCAGATAATACAGAAATAATACACAGAACTGTAGCAGAACAATGTGTGCATTGTAAAGGTAAAGGTGTAATTAAAAAAATAAAAAAAGATGGTAGTCCATTTAAAAATTATACTAAGTGTCCAGAGTGTGATGGTGAAGGATACATATATACACCTATGGCTAAGATAGCAGGGTTTAGGCAAAGACCTAGAAGTGTATATGATATTGCAGAGTCTGGATTTAGAACAGATAAGATAACTTTAAATAAAATTGCAGCTGAAGCAGAAGGTGAGTTTAAAGAATTCATTGATGCAGTTGTAAGACACAATGCAGTAGATACATATTTAAATACATTTGTAGAAGGATTAAAAAGTTTTACAAATGAAAAAGGTTTCTTACATCCTAAGTTTATGCAAGCAGTTACAGCTACGGGTAGACTATCTAGTCGTGATCCTAATTTTCAAAACCAACCTAGAGGTAAAACATTTCCTATTAGAAAAGTTGTAACATCTAGATTTGACAAAGGCAGTATACTTGAGATAGACTTTGCACAGTTAGAGTTTAGAACTGCAGTTTACTTAGCACAAGATAAACAAGGTATGGAAGATATAAAAAATAAAATAGATGTTCATCAATA